AGTCGTACGCTCGACGTGAACCCCTAAATTTACCGTCGAGCAGTTCCATTCGTCAAGGGGTAAATTGACGCTTTATGGGCTTGATTTGTAGAATCGGGGTACCTTGAAGTGTGAGCTACGGCCAGATTTTCCGACGAAGAGTGCATGAAAAAATAAGAGAATTTACACATGATTCAGCTTGAAATGTTGAATTTTGAGAATTGCGGGCGATAGTTTCGGTATGACTAAAATAAGAAAGGATGCAAACAGATTTCATCTCAAGAAGTTTAAGAAACCGAAACAACCCGAACTTAATTATCGTCGTGAGGATTATAAAGATTCGGGCAATCGATTTTTTAAGCCAGGAAATCCCGGACGTCCCAAAGGAATCAAAACTAAAGGCCAGCTCGTTAAAGAAAAACTTTTCGATTACATTCTTCAGATGGATTTCGATGCAACGAATACGCGGCGTAGATGGTCTCCTTCACGTAAAAAGTGGTTCGAGGATAAGCTGCGTGAGATTCCCCTACGTACTTTGCTTCAGGTGGGCGCGGCCCTTGCTCCCAGGGAAATGCACGTGAAAGGTGAAGGGTTTGAGGGAGGTAAAACGGTATTTCAGAATATAGTTACGACCGAAAGAAAAAATGAATCGATTGTTCAGGACTTGAATGATCGTTTCATGTCACAATTTCGACAGGAGAAATAATTGGACCTAAAATATCCACGGGAAATACGGGAGAACTTACGCTATCGCGCGTGGGTTTTAGAAGAGTGCGAACGTGATCCGAACTTTCAGGCTTCGGTTCGCCGGGCATGTGAGCTTGACCCTATCTATTATATCAATTGTTTCTGCTGGACCAAAGATCCCCGTGTAAAGCCGGATGTTCTACCTTTCATTCTTTACGACTTTCAGGAAAAATCCGTATACGCTTTGATCGACAGTATAGAGCGCGGTGAAGACCTTCTTGTTGAGAAGAGTCGTGACATGGGGGTGAGCTGGTTTATTCTGATGGTGTTTGAATGGTTCTGGAACTTTCAGCCGGGAAGCGATTTCCGCGTAGGTTCGCGTAAGGAAGAATATGTTGATAAGCTTGGAGACATTGATACCCTCATTGAGAAGATACGGTTTGACCTTAAGCGTAAGCCTTTATTTCTTCTTCCTAAAGGATTCAGGCCTGATGAACACGCTACCTTCATGAAGATTATTAATCCGGAGAGCGGTAACAGTATCGTAGGAGAGAGCGCGAATCCTAGCTTTGGTTCAGGAGGACGCCGGAGAGCGATTCTTTTGGACGAGTTCAGCAAGTGGGACAACTCCGTAGCCGGGGCAGCTTGGACAAGTACTGCGGACGTCACACCCTGTCGTATCCCAGTTAGTACCCCTTTGGGAAGCGCAAACAAATTCGGACAATTGGCGAACGGAACGCACGAAAAGATTAAGAAGTTAACTCTCCACTGGACTCTGCATCCCAAAAAGATACGCGAGGCCTATTATATCAAGGACGGAGAGAAAATAGGATTGGCAGATTCTACCTCGGCCTACAACCACTGGCTGAGGTCCGGGCGCGAGGCGGGATTGGTTCGTAGCACGTGGTACGACGCCGAGGCTCTTCGTCGAAAGGAAGCCGATCTGGCTCAGGAAGTCGATATAGACTATCTTCGTTCGGGCAAGCCTTTCTTCTCCCAGAAGGCCCTGGCTAACCAAAAAGTATGGCCTATCATTAAACGCAAGCTGCCTTCCGATTCGGTTCCGCACGGGTTTCATATCTTGGCGAAGCTGGTTGAGATCGACAACCGGGTAGAGGTTCGGGAAGACGCGTACCGGGGCTGGCTCCGGATTTATGAGTTTCCCCGGAAAGGATTACAGTACGTGGTGGGAGGGGACGTAGCCGAAGGATTGGCGAAAGGGGACGAAAGCTTTCTTGTTGTACGTGAGAAGTGGACTCGTAACGTTGTAGCAACCTCGAATGGAGCGTATCCCCCGGACGACTTAGCTATTAAGGCTCAGAGAGTTGGAAAGTTCTACAACAAGGAGATAGTCGCGGTAGAGAACAACAATCACGGCTATTCTGTAAATTCCGACCTATGCGGTATGGACTGTAAATTATACTACACGAAGAATAAGAAGAATGACGTTGTGAAAGCGGGGTGGAGTACAACGCCCCTTACCCGTCCAAGAATGCTTGACCAGTTAGAGGAAGAGATAAGGAAGGGAGTGATTGAACTTCGTGACGAAACGCTTATCTCTCAGTGCAAAACTTTCGTGTTTAACGCTAAGAACGGTAAGCCGGAAGCTGACGGAGATTTCCTTGATGACGGAGTTATAGCTACCGCAATTGCCGGGATAGTTATTGTAGAGTTTCCTTATGTACCTTTCAAGGATGAGGAAGAGCCCGTTCAAGATATGAAAAAGCCTATGTTCACCTATAAATAAGGAGGAAGAAAATGGACGAAGATCGAAAGCCGGATGCCGAAGAGAGCGCAGAGCAGACACCGATAGAACTTCACGCGGTGTTCCATCCAGATGGGACGTGGAAAATATCCTGTCCTCTTTTGGGGATGAAAGAAATACCCACGGTCGTGAAAAAAGGGTTCATTGAGGACCTGAGAGACGCCTATCGGACAATCCTGTTTACTGCAGAACGGGAGAAAAATCAAACGAAACCGAAGAATAAAGTGATTGCTCCTTTCTGGAGAGGGGTGAGAAGATGAGCGACCACAAATGTCATCCGTGCGGTATGTCCCGTACGGACGAGATAGAGGTTCGGGCGAAGTGTAACATTTGCGGGTTCGAATTAACGTACCCGGAGTTTATTCTTCTTCAGAACAAATGCGTATTCCACGCCGAGATGCCTCGGATGTCATGGTTTACTTTCTTGCGGATGGCTATACTCGAGTTCAAAGCGGTAAGAAAGAAGTTGAAGATGAAATCTAAAGGAATGAGCGAGATTGATTGGCAAGCGTGCGTCAACACTGTCGCAGAGGACTTGAGCTCTATGAAAGACGCTGAGGCGATGGGTAAATTTTTAAAGGCCCTCCAGGGGCATAAAGGAGTGCTTCATGTCGATGAATGAGTTCAGTGACGTAGACCTGGAAAAAATCTCTCCGAAGGAGACGGAAGAAGGAGAGCTTCCCGTCTACTATGAACAATTGAAGCTGAAGGAGTCTGACAAAGAACGCATCCTGGATGAAATTGTAGTTGAGTTGGAGGCCATACGGGACGAAAGAAATTCTATAAAGCTTGATTCCAAGATTGTCGCGCTGCGTAATCAGTATAAAGGAGAGGTGACGGAGGACGAACGGCGTATGTTCAACTTGTCTCGGCAGACCACCCGGACGAAGGTGAACAAGGTGAGCAGTCTCCTTATGCAAGCTTTTATGGACTCTGACCCGAAGTTCTCCGTAACTCCTCGGCCTGAAAACGAAGATCCGAACGCAGATGCGGCTTGCGAAAAGAAAACAGACTTCCTGGACTACAAGCTGGACAATCTCCCGTATCGGGATCCTTCGGGTATGGTTGTTCACAACGGGGTGCTCATAGGTACGGGGATAAAGAAGATACGGCACATAATTAAGCGTGAAGATCGTCGCCGGGAAGAAGTTTACCGTCCTCAAGACCTCGAAGCTTTCCTTAAGAATTGGCCTACGGCCGAGAAGGACTACCCTCAGTATATCAAGACCCTGCAGTCGGGTAAGGAATTGAGGATAATGGCTAAGTTCAAAGAAACTACCTATAACGACCCCGGATTCTTTTCGGTAGAGCCGGAAAACTTTTTTGTTCGGATAGGTTGTGACGGGTATGAAGGACTATGCACCACAAAGCTCACCGCCGAAAAAATACCCATGCTTTACTGGGATTTGAAGCGGGAAGAAGAGCGCGGAATGTTCTACGATATCGACGACCTCACCTATACCGACAAGGAGAAAAAGGCCAGAATAGACAAAGCCGAGAATCGATACTACGATATACTGGAATGCGTATTCTACACCAAGCTTAAAGAAAGCGACGAAGAGTTCACCAAGTGCGTATTCTGGATTAACGAGGAAAAGCGGAAGATGATAGGTTCTATCCTTTATCCTCTCTATGCTGTGGATTGCTATTACAATCCTTTTTACATCATGCGCAAGACTTCCGATTTCTACGGAATAGGATTGGGAGAAGTTCTGACTGACCTGTCTTTGGCCGAGGACGCTATGCTAAATGCGATACTGGAATCGGTGTGGATGCAGAACCTCATCACCCCTATCACCCAGAAAAACTCCCAGGTTGCGAAGCAGTTCACGTCAAAAAGATGGACGCACGGCGTTCCCTTAACGTTAGAGCAAGGGGAGACGGTAGATTTTCTCCAGAAGTACATGGCTGCTCCAAACGTTCCGGGAATGGTTAGCTTAATGCAGTTTATGCTCCAGGCTCAGGACGACGCTTCGGGAGTAACGAGCCTAATGAGCGGCAGGGAGTCTCCTTTAGATCCTTCCGCCCCGGCAAGCAAGACCCTAGCTTTGCTTCAACAGTCGGGTATCAATATAAAGGAGTACATTCAAACCATGGCTCCCGCTTTCAATCGAGACGGGGAGATACTTTTCGCAATGTACTACCAGATGAACGAGGACGGGGTACGTTATAGAGTATCCCCTGACAGGGAAGGTGAAGAAGGTCCTTTTAGTACTCTCACCCGGCAAGACATTATGTCCAAGTCCAATATACAGACCATGGCTTTGGCTTTCGATTTCGATCAACTTAACTCCCAGAAAGTCGACTTGGCTTTATACCAGACTTTAAGGTTGGAACCTCTCTTCGCCGCGGATCCGAATCAAGTTTATTTCGCGTTGAAAACCATCATCAAAGGATTCTCTCCGAAGTGGAGACGCTTATATTCGCAGCTGATAGGCAAGCCGGAAGATCTTCAGAAGAAATCGGTTAAGCAAGCTATGCAAACTACCGCGCAGTATATACAGATGAAAATAATGGAGTCGAGAACCACCGGAGTTCCGCCTGAATTTAACGTAGAAGAGTTGGCGGGGATGATAGCCCAGGGACAAAAACTCCTGGGAACTCCTCCGACAAAGGAAGAAGTAAAGGAGGCCCAGAAGAAAAATGCGTAATCCATTTAAGCCGTTGGACGCAGTAGAGGCCGAAAGAATACGGAAGGAAAAAGAGTCTCTTGAGAGTTTATTCAAGCTGACTCGCGAGGTAGCCAGGAGACTGTTAGCTTCCGAGGACGGAAAAGCATTTAAGAAAAGAATAAACGAGGCTGAGAGGGCCCTTATAAAGTATTGCGAAACGAATGTGCATGCCGATCCGGTGAAGGACGGTTATATGCTTCGCTGCGCCATGAACAAGTTAGAGGTGTATCGCGCGCTATTGGAGGGATTAGAAAATGAAGCCGAATAAAGATCACGATCCCGCTCAGCCTCATTTTACATTTGAGCAAGCGGTCAACTGGATAGAGGAAAAGAAAAAGACTCTAAAGGACGACGTTCAAAAGGAGGCGAACCAGCAGCAGTTGTCCGTTGCTCCGCGGAAAGATCGCTATCGTTATTTGACCTACTGCGTATCTTTGTTGGATCGAATTGACTCTGACTTGATTCTTAGACTTCCGTCACAGGTACGTACGTTGTATTCCAATAAGGAACTGGTTGAATTTTTTAAGGCATTACTTGGAATGCGGGTGGTGGGGTATTCCCATTCCAGGATAGCTATGGAGTTCGGGGTACCTTCTTTGGTGGTACGGAATCTGGAAATTATAGCTCAGGAGGCCGTAAAAAGAAGACTGCATCAGCTAAATTCAAGGGGAATTCCCTTGGTGGGAGGCGAATAGAATGACCGTAGCGTTACACTGTTTTCAGAAAAGGATCATAAAGCATAAGTGTAAGGTATGCGGGCTCGCACTCTGTGAAAGCGGATACTTAAGGAGACCCGACGTGAAAGAGGTTCGGATGCTCGGGGCATGGAAGAAGGAGAATTATAGGATTAAAACCTTGGCATCGCCTTTCAACCCCCGGCATATAATCAGTATTGATTTATCATGTCGATGCAGCAATTGCGGAATGCCGAATACATTTATCCTGGCAACGGGGTTAGACTCGGTAAATAAAATCAAAGTTCAGTACAATCAAATTGTGCACGGTCAGGGAGTTTTGATACAATGAAGGAATTCCGGTGTAAACAGTGCCGAAGGCTTTTACTTAAGTATGACGGGCCGTTCGGTCAAAAGCGTTTAGTAAGATCGGGTGTAGAAAGTATGGAAAAAAACGCTGCCACTTTAGACATAGAGATAAAATGCGGAAAGTGCAAGACCTTGAATTATCTTACCCAGGAGGAAGCGGTTAGACTGACCTAGGTGATGCGCAGTAGAAGAGGCTCGATGAAGCCCGTATTCTTGGAGTGAAAGGATACGGGTTTTTATTTTGATAAAAAGGAGGCTCGCAAAATGAGTGACAAGAAGAAGCCCAAGGCTTACGAAGAGATTAAGGACTCGATTAGGGTTAACAAGGAGTTGACCGATGAAGAAGAGAGCGCGATAGCTGAACAAGCGAAAAAAGAAATCGTCGAAAGCGAGTAGTAAAGCTAATACCCGAAAGGGCTAGAAAGGAGACAGTCCAATGGCACCGGAAAAAGCGGCAGAGGTAAAAGATCCCCAGATCGCAGAACAGGAAGAAATGGATAGCATTGCTGAGGAAGCGCGCGAAGAGCTTGAGGGAGGCGAGAATAAGAAAGAAAAGAAAGAGGAAAAAGAAGAGAAAAAGGAAGAGGAAAAGGAAGAGGACGTAAAAGAAAACGAGGAAAAGGAAGAAAACGAGGAAGAGATAAAGAAAAAAGAGGAAGAAGAAGCTCGGCAAAAAGAGGACGAGCGTATCTTAGCCTCTGAAGATAAGGATCTAAAGGAAGAGGAAAAAACCCGAAAGGCTGAGCTAGTAAAGGCTCGCGAAGAGGCTGAAATTAAGGTCGAGAAAGAAGCCACCGAAGCTTACGCCTTAAAGAAAAAGATTACATTCGACATCGCTAAGGAGGAAAGAAATCATATAAAGGCCATACGAAAAAAGTACGAGAATCCCGAGGATTTGGCCGATGCATTTCTTCATATCCAGAGGACGCTCACGAAAACTCAAGAAGAGGCCAAATCACTTCGGGAGTATGTCCCGGTGAGGACCATTGAAAATATGACGAACGATGAAGTCCTAAGTACCTACCTGGATACGGGGAAAGTGAAGGTAAACGGTACCGTACTTACGCGGGACCTTGCTATAGAGCAGTTCAGGGGATCAAAGCCCGATCAGACAGAGGGTGTTACGGACAAAGGCGTACTGGCTATGATAGCTGACAACATACGTAACCACATGGCCCTGAAAGCAAAGGAAACTTTAGCTAATTCAAAGGTACAGGCGAAGGATAAACGTGAGAAACTGGTAACTTCTCTTCCAGAAAACGATAAGAAGTATTCCGAAGAGATTCGAGAAGTTCTGGACAATACTTCAGATGCGGCGGTTTTGCAGGAAAATTATAGTCTGGATGATATTCTCTACTGGGTGAAAGGTAAGCACGCCGGGGAGATAGAAGCCAGTCTGGAGAGCGAGAAGAAAAAAGCTTACACGGAGGGGTACAATAAAGGAAAAGAAGAAGCTAAGATACTTGGTATCAAGTCTGACCGTAAAAAATCGGGAGGACCCTCAAAAAAACCTGCCACCCTCACTGAGGCGCAGAAAAAAGAGGCACTCGATATGTTCAACATTGATACCATGTCTGAGGAAGATAAGTACGAAGCTTATCTTGATGTGATGAAGAAACAAGAAGGAGAAAAAGAGACATGACTACGCAACAGCTGAAGTACGACTGGGTTACAGGGGGCCTTACAAGGTGGCCGCTGGCCATGGCCGCAAGTCAGAAATTCGTAGATCGTGGTGGGAAGTTCGTAGACATTGCTTCCGGGTACGGAACAGTGGTAGACGCGAACTCCAGCTACATCTTCGGCTGGGCTGAAGTTCCGGGACATGCTTCCGGATACGATTATTATACTACATCTGCCACGGCAGGGGCCGAGGAGTTGAGTGTAATAATCAGCCCTGATGCGGTGTTTAAGATGCCCGTCGCGTATGACGGATCGTCTTATACCGTGAATTACGCCTATACGGTTATAGGCACTGCGCACGACATATACCGGGACGGAACCAGTTATGTCCAGTTCGCAGATCTGACCAACTCCACCGACGACTTACTCATAGTCCTCGGAGGCAAGGCGGCCAGTGCGGTTGCAGCGGTAACAGGGTATACGTCAGACGGCTACGCATACGTTCGGCCGAATCCGGCAGTAATGATTGCTGCTTAAATTAAGGAGGAAACTTAAATGCCTGGACAGAGAAGTGATTTAGTAGCGGTATTTATGAAAGACTCCTACAAGGCCGTATTCAAAGCCTACGGTAAGGAGTCTACCCGCTATAACCTGATATACTCCGTGAAAACGGGTGTAACAGGGGCGGGAGATAAGGAGACGCAGATAATCGGCGCGGGGCCTTTGACACGCCATACGGTAGAAGGCCAGAATATCGAGTTTAAGACGCCCGTAGAGGGTTGGTCTTATTACGTGAAATACTGGACCTTTTCGGATGGCTTGGCGTTTTCCCCGGAAGCCTCGGAGGACGCGATAAAGTTCGGAAACCTCATAAAGGCTTTCGCAGCTACGTGGGGTGAGCAGGTTCGTATAGCTAAAGAGACGCTAGCAGCGAGGGTATTCAATGTCGGCGGAGCTACCTCAGGAGACTGGGTACTTAACGGAACTCATACGGGAAATACCGATCCTTCAGGTAATTTGCTGTACGATGGTAAGCCCGTGTTCGCCATTTCGGGTAATGAACACACGACCAAAGGCGGAGGTACGTATTACAATTCCGTATCGGGTTTGGATGTAATACCCGGTGATTTCGAACGAGTATACAATCTCCACGTTTCGACGAACAATCGTAACGAGAGAGATCAGATCATTCGTAACCCGGCGGATACGATTCTGACCAAGCCCGGAGCCAGCTACTTCAAGGCCTGGAGGATAACGATGACCTCCAAGGGGATGCCCGGCGACGACATCAACGACGAAAACCCCTACTATAAGACAGTAAAGCCCATGGACTGGGACTATCTTAACGACACCGACCCTGTGGCGTACATCGGGAAGGCGAAGTCGGATAGTTGGCAGTTCCACGAGAGGAAAAATCCCGAGATTCGGTATTATAGGCATGAGCCTAACGCGGGCTATCACGCTTCGATCCGGATCAGGATAGGAGTTTTCCTGAAGGACTTCAGAAACTGGACACGACTCGGGGGAAGCTCCTCGGCGTCTTACTCCTAGGGAGTAGTGGCATGGGTAGAGAAGAATTTCCGATGTTTGGCATATGTCCCGTATGCAGCTCTGATGGCGGGGATTACCCCGCCTCAGAGCTAACATCCGCGGATAGTCAGACCAATATAGATGAATCCAGGGAGGGGGTACCTTTGGTCTGGTATCAGGGAAAAAAGATGTGTGAAGAGTGTAAAGAACGCCTGATGGCCGATGCGGAAAGTCTTAGATCAGCTGAACGCCACGCTGCCGAAAAGAGGTTCAGAAACAGAGCAGGATTCGGAGGTATAACGTGACAAAGAGAGGAAAAAAAGCACCGGAGCCTATAAAAGAGTCTCCGAAACCTGAAGCTCCGAAGGAGATGGCTGTCAGTCAGCCCGCGCTCATTACGGAGACTATCAAGGATCGGGATCGGCTTTTAAAGCTCCAGGACGAGAAACGACTGGTCAACTACGACCCGAGCACGGGCGAGGCGACCTATAGGAGGGCATGAGATGATTTTCAAATGTAAGAAGAAGAATAGGGGAGGCAGACGCCTCGGGGCGTTCTTGGTCGTCCTGTTACTGGCGTGGTCTATGTCAGCTTTCGGAGCGTACGAAAGTCCGCACCGAACGGGCAGTACCTACGTGTGCACGAATGCTACGGGGGAATATGCTGATACCAATATATCCACGTCTACCATCATTCCGGCCTATTGCCGGATATTGGGCTATCGTATAGCCCCCTATGACACGACAGCGAGTTCAGAATTCGTCGTGTCGCTATGGGATGCTGCCGATACCCAGACTGCCGCAGATATGTTCGACGAGGCAGAATGGGGAGCAACAGGGCCCTGGGATCCTATGTGGTATCCCTTGCCGAAAAAACTGAATACTCAGTTGACGGTTAGGCAGGGACCTAATACCACAGTGGTCATCTATTACGACGATACACGAAAGTACTAAGGGAGAATGAAACGATGATATTAAAGGGGGTAGGACAAAAGCTGTACGACTATTTTCTACGGCCGCGTCCTACCCTTTTTGATATTATAGCTATCTACGGGATAGGGGGAGTGGGCCTGGTTCCTCGGCCGATTATGGGGTTTTACCTGTGCGGATTCGCCTGGGTTTTATGGATGGTAGGGTTTAGCTATCCTAATGAAAGGAACGAATGTTTTCCTAGCCTTACTATTTTCTGTCTAATGGCTTTCTCCAGTATGTTCATTCATACATTTTACTATTGCGTAAATAGTATAACATTTCAATACTTAAACTTTTATCTTCTATTTGAAGGGTGGGTATATCCTTTTTGTGGATGTGCGATATTCGTACTTTTAGTTAATAAAGGAAGGAATCTACGCTTAATGTGGGTAACTTTACCTTTAGCTCTCATTCCGGGAATAGAATACGCTATAAAAGGGGGTAGAGGATCGGCTATATTTGCTTTAGGTATAGCTTCCCTGGCTTATTTCTTTTCCAAAAATAAAAAGGTAGGCTTTTTAATTCTATTCCTTCTTGCGTCATTTTTTTTAATTAATAAAGACTGGTTTATGAAAAAGTGGGACTGTCGAGTACCGTTGTGGTACGATATGACCTTTCAAAAGCCAGAAAACCCGGTTGGGATTCAGGACGTTCTCCTTCAGAAACCGTTCGAACAATATACTCACGGGGTGATCAACCATCCTCTTTTGGGGCACGGTTACAACAAGCTTATTCTTAGAGATAACTTCTTTCTATCTACTTCTTGGGGTGAAACGGGACTGTATCGACAGAATGATTACATTAATATAGCTCACGCCATGGGAGCTTTAATTTGGATTCCCTTAGGTATGTTTATGTGGAGAATATTTACGCAGGTTAAAGGATCGTGGTTCCTGATACCTTGCTTAACGATAGCTATACTAAGCTTTGTTCAATTAACGATGTTTTGGGGCAGCAATGCGTTATTCGTAGTATGCATGCTGGCTCTGGTGTACGGAGAATCACTTAAAAAGAAGGAGCTTATATGGACATAATAGGTCTTAACGTTTTAACCAATTTAGCGGGATCTCCCGATATAGTAGTTGCGGGGGAGACTACGGTTTACTCGCGCTCAATTCCTGTAGGTATGGCGAAGTTTTTCAGCCTGTCCTATAAAGCTGCTTCTGACGCCGGGGGTATAAATCTGAAACTGGAAATAGAGGAGTCTTTTCAGTTGCCAACTACCGAATGCGCTTCGGATAGTAGCTATAAAGAGCCTGAGGGGGTGGGAGATATCGTAGACGGATTCACCACCGAGAATACGTGGGTTCATGTAAAGCTTCCCTTGACTCCTATGAAATACTTCCGTTTGAAAATCACAGGCCTGACAGGAAACTCGGCCGATACCGTACTCAACGCAAAGCTATCAAAGCAGGAGGCAGCGTAAAATGAAAAAACGTATACTTTTAAGTCTTATTTTAATTCTATCGTTTTCTACGGCTGCTTTCGCCCAGGTACCCTCTCACTGGAAGTCTACTGCCGTAATTAATGACACGGACGACTACATTACTACCGGGATTTCCCTGGATATCATTCCTCGAGAGAGCATTGTCTTAGGGTGGAGAATGACCCGCATTCCCGGAAAGAATGCAGAGCTGGTAGTAACTATCTACGACGGTCCTATGACTCAGTGGGATGAGATTCTGGATGAAGCAGAATTGGAAGAGCTCACTCCAGGAGGTTTATGGTTCCCGCGTCCTAAAATACTTGACAAGCAGGTATATATTCACCAGGGCCCCGGAACAATCGTAACGATTTACTTTGAATAAAGGGGGTAGGTTCAAATGGACGTAGATACCTTAAAACAATTAATAGAGGATCTGGAGAATCGAAAGAAAAAGCTTCGGGAGGATATTCAAAGCCTAGAGAAGTCGCGAGGTAAGTTAACTCAAGAAGCTCAGGAGCTTCTTTCTAAGAAAGAGGCTGAATTATCTAAAGCTTTTTCCAGTAAGCTTTCAGCTTTAGAGAGCTCTACGTCTAAAAGGAAAGAGGCCCTCGAGGTACGTGAGAAAGAATTAAAAGAGCTTCAGTCCGGATGGACGGTGAAAGTTCAAATGCTAAATGAAGAAATTGAGTCGGCGAAAAAAGATCGAGAGGTTTTAGAAGCCGAAAAAAGCAATTTACTTCGAGAAAAGAAGAAACTATCAGAAGATAAAGAATCCTTCTTCAAGTCGAATCAAGAGGTTTCCGAAGATACGTCCAAGAAACTTAAGTCGATTAAAGAGGCACAGGAAACGCTGAAAAAGGAGATGTCGGCCTTGGAAGCTCTAAGAAAAGCGACAGCTCAAGCGCAGGAGGAAACCTTAAAGGAATCGAATCGGCTTTCCAATGATAAAAAATACTACGAAAAGGTTCTTCTTCAGAACCAGGAAATACTCAGTCAGATTCAGGTCCAGAGAGCTGCGATAAAGAAAGACCAGGACCTTCTTAAATCCGAACAGGCCTCGCTTAAGAAGCTTATCGGATCGAAAGAGGAATTTCAAAAGCTTCAAAAAGAGCGTGAAGAGCTTCAAGAGCATAAGAAGCATATAAAGCTTTATTCCCAGAATGTCGAGGCCAGAGAAAGGTCAGTTAAAGAAAGAGAAATTTCAGCCGATGAACGAGAAAGATACCTAGATTTACGTGATCGGGAGGTTCAGAAAAAGCTAACTATGTTGAACAAGCTGAGGAACAGTGAGAAAAATTAAAGTTTTTATAGTTGCGGTTTTAGCTTTAGCTGTGTGTTCTGCAAGCTACGCAGAATGGGATGAATTCCAGCTTCGAAGTCTTTTAGACTGTAATATAGATAGGGAGAATACCTTAACGGACGAGGATATTCTGGTATACGATTCTTCTTTACTTCAGTGGAAGAATTCAACTATGTCGGAGGCTTTGGACACCTATTATTGGAAAAACGACGGCACGTCAACGGCTACGGGAGACTGGAATATCGGCTCATATATAATGTCCTCCCGCAATTCCGCTAATTTCTTTGCGGGTGCGGCGTATGGCATGACAGGTGATGGCTCGACAGACGACACTACCGCATTTCAGGATTGTATTGACGCCTGTGAAGCCGCAGGGGGTGGGACAATCCTACTTTCGGCGTGGGGACAGTATAAGATAACTGATAGTCTTTACCTCGACCATAATGCCACAAACTTCACTTATGTAATTCAAGGTGACGGGCAAGGTGCGGTGATTTATCCAGTATTTGCTACGGATAAATACATCTTCCATCTTAACGAAACAAGTGGAGGGAGCAAGGTTTTAAGCTATCCCGCAGGGCCTCGGCTCATATTGAAGAACGTCTATGTGTATGGCGATGATTCCACAGGCAAGCCGTCGTTGATATATTATAATGAAGCCGGATTCGCTACGGAAAATATTAAGTGTTCGGGGTTAGATTATTTCTGTAATGGCGAAGGGTATACGGATAACGTCAGGATTAAGGGCGTTTACTGGACTAATCCCGTCGCAGGGTCTTTGGGGATAGTTCAGGGCGACCACGGCGACGCTTGGGATATATCCGAGATTAGTGCCTTAGACGTTGACATAGTGACCCTAGAGAACGCACAGGGGGCTAGAATACACGATAACGTCGGGGGAAGATATATTTTTAACAACTGCCGTGATGTTATTATGGAGGGTAACCATTTAGAGTATTCGGACAACGGGGCGGCAATAACAATAAACGATAGCGACGTTACGATACGAAATAATTACTTATGGGATATATATACCTATGAGCCTATTTATATAGACAACGACGGAAACACGCCTTGTCATGTCACGATAGAGAATAACACTATCGTAAGGAATATCACCACAGCCACAACTGTAGGGGTTGATTTCTTAAAGATAAACGCTATTGAAGAAAACTCCACAGTAAGGCTGACTAATAATAAACATCTCCTGTATTCCCTCACTAGGTTAATCTACGATAACATGGGATTGACCGCAACGGCTACTGATGGCACACTAAATACACTTTTAGCAAACAATAAACGCCTTTTAACGGGTGATGTTCTGTTGCACAACGTTGCAGGGACGTGGGCTTTAGAGGGTGTAAATAGTGACGGAAGCCCGAACAATGCCACGATAGCGGCGTATAAGACTATCGCCAATCCCACTATAACAGTCACCGAGGGGACGGACTATCCTGGTGCGATTGCGAATACCACGACCTATTACTATACTGTAGCAATCTATCAAGGCTCTTACAATACCGACAATTCAGCAGAGGTCAGTGAAACCGCTACGGGCGATAATAAGAGTTTTGCGATATCTACCTACACATATGCCAATACCGTTTTAAGGATATGGCGAGGGACTTCGACGGGGACATATACGGCTTACATTGACATTCCCTGTGGGGAAGGCACGAACATATTTTACGACACAGGCAGTTATATCGCTGGCATGGCGTGGATAGCCGCTGGCGTGCCGAGCGTGCCGAGTGCAAATACTTGCACGGGTAACGTCGGCATCGGGACGACGAGTCCGTCGGCGAAGTTGGATGTGAATGGTGCCGTTTATTCAACATATGGCAGTGGAGGGAGATTATCAGATGACCCAGTTTGGAAACTATCAGATTTAAATGCTGCTAGTCAATTATGGATGCTTTTCACTTACGGTGGTGATGAGAGGTTTCGTATCGCAAACTCTTCGTTGGGCGTTGAATTTAAAACAGTAGATGGAAGAAAATTCTTTATTGATTCTGGTGATGATTTATATTTTCAAGTTGATGGAGATACAAAGTTACACATAGAAAGCGATACCGGCAACGTCGGCATCGGGACGACGAGTCCTGGTGCGGAGTTGGACGTTAATGGGAACACGTCAACATTAGCTGATACATCTACCGACACTTCGTGCTTTTTCGCTATTTTCGAAGCTAGCACGGGAGGCGAAATAAAAACCGATAATGGCTTGGGGTGGAATGCAAGCACCAACGCCCTATCTCTGAACGGAAACCTAAATCTTACTAATGGCTCACTGGCTAAAATTAGTGCTAATGATGCCGATATAGTGATAGACCTTGACGACGATAATGACGGCAATCAGGACTTCTATGTCAGGGACGGCACAGACCAGACACTTTTAAAGGTAGAGGAAAGCACGGGTAACGTCGGTATTGGGGTATCTGACCCCGACGAGAAATTGGAGGTGTCGGGTAATATACGATTAACAACTGACGGCGATAAAATCGAGATAGGGACGGACAAAGATGCGGCAATCTCGTATGACGGAACTCATGTGCAATACAACTCACAGTTGGTGGGGGCTGGTGGTCATCAGTTTACGGGTAATTTGGGTTTGGGCGTAGCACCAAACGATTCACGAGTAATTAACGCATACAGAAGTTACAATGATACGTCAGGGACTATTTACGGTATGCTTTTCCAACCCAGGATACACCCTAGCTCTAATTCGACGGCTTATCTCTACGGGCTTTCCATCGCGCCGCAAATTGTCGGGTCGGTTGATACCTACCCTACTATTGGTATACTATCACAGCCGACAGTATATCATACTGCCGGAACCTCTCTATCCCTATATGGCATATATTCCAATCCTCAGCTAACCCAAAACAGTGCAGGCACAGTCCAGACGTTTGCGGGTATATATATGGCGGACATCGGTAAACACGCAGATTCGACTGAAACGATAACTAACGGGTATCAAATATATCTGGCTGAATTAACAAAGGCGGCCAGTAACTGGCAGTTATATAACGCAGGTGGGAGGATGCACCTGGGGGGAGACGATGATAAAATATACATCGGTAACTCTAACGACTGTTCAGTTGTGTTTGACAACACAAACACAATAATAAACCCCAGAGAGGAGGGGACGGGAAACCTGATTATATCATCGGGCGAATTACAGGGTGGCACGATTTCCGACCAGTTCTCCTACAATCTCGCCGCCGATGTTCTCGGTGTTCTTGGAGATTTAGACCTTGCGCTACTCTGGCTCACGCCTTCGGACGGGGGGACGGAACAGGACTATTCACCAGCTAACAACGACTTCACTTACGACCCCGACGCAGACTGGACAGCTTCCGACCAATTATATAAGGGTTTCTGTTATGAGCTTGACTTCGACGGCACGAATGACCGCCTTTACATGGGCAACGACAGCGACTTTGATTTAGGCGACGGCTCTAACGACCAAAAGGTTACTATCGTTGTAAAAGCAGAGGTAGTCAACGGGGCTGATTTACAAGACATTATAGGCGTATGGTTCGACCAATGGATATGGGTATTGACCGCTGACGAAAAAATACAGTGGTATAGTAGGGACGCTTCGGTAGGGTTGGTCAACAGTTTAACAGACGGCGCAGTATCAACGGGCGACCATATCTTAGGCGTAACTTATGACGGCGGTGGCGGTGCGACTTCAATGAACGGCATTACGTTCTATGTGGACGGCGTGGCAGTTGCGGCGACGGCTTCCAATGATGTTTCCTATGTCGCAATGGAGGCCTCTACCACAACCACGGAGATAGGCGCGAATGGTGCTAATTATCCGTTCTTAGGAGATATGGGGGCGTTGTTCTTCGTCAAAGGCGTAGAGGCTACGGCTACGCAGATGTGGCAGATATACTTGCTTATGAAAGGAGCGTATAACTTATGAGGTTAATATGGTTTGTTTTAATGATGCTGTTTGCCGTAACCGCTTATGCTAAGACCTACGAAAAGGGTGACGACGGGGCTTTGGTGGAGACCGAAACGATTGAAAAAGTCACCCGATACAACTACGTCGACCTCATAGCCAAAAGGGACGAGGCTGTAAAGCAACAGGCTAATTATCAGGCAAAGGCGGACGAACTACAGGCCGAGATTGACAAGTGGAACGCCCTGATTGCCGAGGCCGACAAGCAAGGCGTGACAGAAAAAACCACGTCAAAAACTCTGGAAATAAAATGATAATGATAGGCGATTATCTTAAAGGCGACTTCAATGTTGTAACTGCCGAGGAACTGATTGAGACATTAAAGCGTGAAGTCCAATGTGAATACGACCACACAAAGCAGTATAAAAAAGCGGTAAAAAAATGGCTAGGGGGTAAGCATGGCAAACGGCAATGCGAATGATTGGTTCTGGGCAATTATGCGGTGGGGCGGTGCGATTATAGCCGCCACATTAGTCATCATATCCCTGATTTATACCATAGTTTACGCCCCGTTAAGCTGTGCTATTGCGTTAGAGACAACTAAGAGAGAGGCGGCTCTGTCTGACCAAAGCAAAATCAATACCGAACTTTTGACTGTTGTCGCCGAACTAAAAGTGGAGGTTAGGTATTTACGACTAGCCCTACAAGGGGGGGACAATGATAATGCTAACAGGCAAGCCAGGTGAGGGCATGATGAAGATAGACAACGATAAAGAATTACTACGGATTAAGCAACACATCAAGGACCATGCCGAAGAAGAAAATTGGGGTATGGTAATTGAAATGGCATGGGGAATGTTAAAGCGTCAGGGCTGTAAATGTCTCAAGCTGAAATAAACTATATGCTCTGTTACGTTGGGGGCGTGGTTCACGCAATAATGATAATGCTTATAATCAAGTGGGGAAGAAAATAGGTTAACAATGGTTAACCAATCACGAGAGGTTAACAATGGTAAAATGGGACATAGTAACTAATATGTGGGAGCATAAACCCCCGAAGTTCTTTGAGCATTTCCGGCACGACACATATACGGACTTATACCCCAGATATGACGGGATTGACAAGCGGGTAAAAAGATTATGTAGGTATTGTCAGGTCTGGTGGTATAAAGGCGAGGAAGAAAGTTTTAAAAGCTGGTTAATAAGGTGGATAATGCAATGAAAACAGTAGATTGGAAATTCGTAGGGTTTCTATACACACTTTTAGCCGTGGTGCTACTCGTAGGATATGGGCCGACGACTAAATATACCGACATGGCGATAGGCGGTCTTATTGCTGTAGTAACGGCTATGGGCAGAGATTTATACAGGTCAAGGACGTCGGAAGATGATAAAAAAGGAGAAAAAGGCGGCTGAGCTAAATACAGGGGGAAGTCGTTACCCCCAGCCACTTGGTGAAATTCCCAAGATTGGCAACCCCTAATCAGCAAGGAAATAGCAGGGCGTGGAAACACGATAAGGTGAATAACCAAACTTAACTACCCAACGGGCTGATAGCCGCCTCTATTTTATATGAGTATTCTCAAATTCATTAAAGGCGTGGGCGTGGTTAAATTCTTACAGGGGTTCGTGCAAGACCATCCCGCAGAGGAATACGCCGAGGACGCCGCCAATGAAATAAGGAAGATTGTTGAGAACGAGGTCGGGGAAAAACGTGCCGATATAATAAGGGATATTATAATTCCCTGGGTGGACAAATGGTATGTCACTTTTAGAAAAACTTTGCTCAATAATTAAGGGAAAGGGTTTGCAGATACGAATTTCCGACGGCAAACCTTTCGACCCCCACGACCAGAAACGGACTACGTGGACACAGGATATTATAGCACGCAGAAAACTAAAGGAGAAAAAACATGACATTTCTAACAAAACTTTATAATTGGGTTCATGGGTGGAAATGGCCGTTTTTAAGCGACTTGATTGAGAAGATGCAGGCCCTCATACTGCAAGTATCCTACCAGATAGGTCGGGAGGCCTTTGACGCCATTAAGGGTAAGATAATCGAGGTGTCTACAGAGAATATCTCCGGCGACGAAAAGTGGCAGAAAGTTTTTGATTTCGCTCGAACAATATTGACAGTGCAAGATATTAAAGACCGCTGGCTCGACCTTTTAATCGTGGCAATAGTAAACATTCTCAAGGACAAGGGAGAGATAAAATAAGGGGACATTATGACACTTGAAAATTTTAGAGCTATCGTTAGAGCTATGGTTCCCGGAAGTAAGTCGTCCGTGATAGCCGATACCGTCCTGGACCCTATTCTTAACGCGGGGGTAGTGGATTTAACAGCTTTCTGCGAGCTATTACCTACGAATAAAAAATTTAATGCCGTAGCTGATCAAGGATCGGCTGCAAACCCCTACACACTGTCATCGGCCCTAGGGGATTTTCTTGTCCAGGGGGGCGGAGGATTGTGGTGGAATTCAGGGGACGGAGATTCACCTAAGTGGAAAAAGCTTAGTCCACGTACAATAGAGTGGCTTGATGAAAATCGCCCTAACTGGCATGAAATTTCCTCAGGAAGTCCCGAAGACTACGCCATTGACGGTGACAACCTATATATAGTTCCTCATCCTTCAGATTCTCTTTCAGATGGATTCTGGAATTTCTATACTAAACTTCCTACGGATATGTCCGATACGGGTCATTATCCTTTCGTAGGATCGACATCTAAGCTTTCTCACCTGGAAATATTTGACTTTGCTATCTGTTACTATGCGCGCTGGAAAATAATACCCATGTTGGGGCAAGATACCATGAACGATGAATTTAATCGTAATCAAAATTTATACGTTAAAGAGCGAAAAGAGAAGCATGACTTAATACGTAGACGTCCCGACTTAGACCAAACCGCAAAATGGCAAGGACCTGTTATACGATGAAGAAATTACTTATTGTATTGACGCTCAGCATGGGAGTGGTTTTTAGCTCAAATGCAGCTGAAAAACCCTTTCAAGCTTTTATACTCTCTGATTTCAGCAAGGGACTAAATAGCCACGTATCCGATAGTAATTCTCCGAACGAATCAGCGGATCGGTACGAGAATTTTCGTGTTAACGAGAAATACGCAGCTTTATGCAAGCGAAATAGTTTAATTAGTGTAATCGATATGGGAACTTCAGCTATTACGGGGCTTCATCGTTACTATAAAAACGATGGAACAGCCTATACAGTGGCAGCTACAGGAACTACTCTAAAAATAGACAATGACGGAACGGCACAAACGATTGATGCCGGACTGTCAGATGGTAAAAGATGGCAATTCATTACCTACAACGATCTATGCATAGGGGGTAACAATTCCGATCGCCCTATAAAATACGACGGTCATACACAAGTTACCGCGAATACCGATGGTTCACGTACGTCTACGGAGCTTTGCGCTGAACTAGGTGCCCCATTCGCTGAACTTAATACAGGAGCCAATTTAACCGCTGCAAAATGGTACGTATACAAGGTAATGTTCGTGGTCAGCGGAGTTACCTATTACTCCCAGGCAAAAAGTAATCCCCTTTTAACAGGGGCTGCAGTTCGGGATATATATTTAACTGACATTCCTATAGGGCCCACAGGAACTACGTCTCGACAAATATATCGAATATCGGGTGCGGCAAGCCAAGCTGCCGCAGAAGCTGAAACCAGTTATTACCTAGTTACTACGATCGAAGACAATACTACTTCAGTTTACGCAGATACAATGACTGACGCTACTCTTACGGGCCAGACTGCGTGGGATACTACCGGAAAATATGATTGTTCTCCTCCAACTGGAAATTTATGGTACAATCATAATGAGTATACCTTTGTAGCGGGAAATGTAACCTATCCTTCTTATCTATATTTTAGCGACATATACAACCCTGACTTTTTCTATCCGACTCACTTTGAAAGAATTCAAAAAGACGACGGAGACAAAATAACATTTATAAAAACCTTTCGCGGACTATTGACTATAGGAAAAACTAACTCTATATCTAAATATTATACTGAAGGTACACCGTCCACCGACTGGTACGTTAGCGGAGTATACTCTAAAATAGGATGCCCGGCTCCTTATAGTGTGGCCGTATCTCCTTTGGGCCTCTTTTATCGGGGAAGAGACGGCCTCTATCTATTTGATGGTATGTCTTCTCGGCTGGTGTCTGATTCAGTTACTCAAGAGGTACGTGATATTTCCCAGGCTGACATTGAAAACGCCGTAGGAGTTTTTTACGATAATACATATAAATTTGCTTATACCTCTGACATATCTGACGCTGCCTATAACAATAGGGTTTTAAACTATAATATCGTTAGGGATGCCTATACCTTGGATACTATGAATATAGGGGCCTTTACGGTACTTAATTCAGGAGATGATACGGGAGTTCTATACTCAGGCTCTTCAACTACCGACGGCTATATCGTATCCCACGCGGGTGGAACTGAAACCTTGGCGCGTAGATACAAAAGCAACTTGGATGCAGGAACATTCGATGATACCGCTTCATTCGGAGAAGAACTTAATCCTGTACTTGAGCTTTCCTGGGACTGTACAATAGGAGGTTGGCTTACCGAACTACAGACTAAAAATGCGAGTATTAACGATATCGGTGACATTGCTACTTACCTACCCAACTCAGTTATTG